AAAGAAACAATAACACTGGGCAATTTGCTTCGTTGTTTAGTTTCATAACGCTGTTTTGCTAACTCAATAACATTTGGATCGATTTTAGTTGAATGTGTACTCATATATTCCTTATATAACCTTTATTATAAATATGTGCGAACATAAAAAAAGCCCCGTGAATTGGGGCTTTTGTAATAGTTATTATGAATTAGAAGTTTAAGAATGCCCAATCAAACTGAATAGTTAATTCAATTTCTTGTACTGCATCACTACTCCAATCAAAAGTACCAAATCCAGCGCTAGTAATAAATGCACCCTTAAGGATCCATTCTTCAATTACTTCGCCAATTGGTGATAATTGATGTAATCTGATTTCTTTTTTATAAAATGATGAATAACCATCGCGACCTGTTGCAGATTCATGATGCAAACGAACCCATTCCATTACTGCTTGTGCTCCAGATGGAACAATTGCATCATACAATGTCATTGTAATAGTATCCCATGCATGTTTTCCAGCAACATAACGTTTAACGTTAATCATATCTAATTCAACAGCGGTGTTTGTGATTGTCGGTTTACCAGAAGCTTTTACCAAATATGCTGGAATATCATTTATTTCTAAAATAAATTGATGTTGACGTTTCGGCTCCCATGAAAATGCTTTATCGAAAATATCAACATTTTCAATAAGGTCCAAATTTGGATTTGCTTGATCTCTTAATGCCATTTTGCTTTCCTATTTTTTAATATAAATATTGCGAATGTAAAAAAAGGCAGAGCGAACCCTGCCTTTTACTAATCATTTTGATTTTACTATTCCGGGAAGGTTGCGCCCGTTGGTTGAATATTGAAATCTAATATGATAAATTCAGCCGTTCTTGTAGGTTGAAGGAAAATTTGACCATATAAAATATTCTGATCAATCAAGTCCGGAGTGTTGTTTGTTTGATCCATAACAACGCGGAATGCATAAAGACCTTGATTGGCTCTTACTTGTTCCATGTATGGGTTAACAATGCTTAAGAAACGGTTGCGTGTTGCATTTGTATTTTGTTCAAATACTAAATAACGAGTTGAAGATGCAATAAATTTCTTAACCGCAATCAATAAACGACGCACATTTACGCGGTCTAATGCACTTGGACGAGCTTGTAGTGTCTTTTGACCCCAAACAACAATTCCATCATTTAAGAAGTTCGCAATAGGATTAATACGAGCTTCATACAATGTATCACGATCTGATTGTGATAATTTAAGGTATGTGTCTGTTGCAGTGATTAAACCACGATTTAAACCTGCAGGCGCATACCATGGAGCTTGTGTATTATCATTGAATGCTAATACCCCTGGGATAAGAGTTGATGGCGGTACCCATGTTGGAATATTATTTGCACCTGGGATACGAAGCCATGGCCAATATGCTGCTGTATAATTACTATCTAATGATATTACTTGATTAACTGCTGCATTAATTGAATCAGTCAATGCATTAGTATCCATTACATAGAATGTGTCTTGACGAGTTTCAGCTAATGATCTTGCTAACCCAGTTACATATGGATGTAAACTATCAATTACACCTGGAGTAACAAGCATATTCATATCATAATAATCAGCATTGGTTAACAATGTAAATGCTTTGTTATATGCTTTAGTACCCGTTGATGTTGCAGTTGAACAATCAAACCCAAATGTATTAGTTGCAGCAATGTATTGACCTGCATATTTTTTCAAGTTTGGTTTAGCACCATCAAAACCTCCTTGGAAAGGAAGAATGAATTTACGAGTTGCAGTTGCAACATTCGTAGTCAATGTTCCAGCATTTAAAGCCGTTTGCAATGAACCTGAATATGCAGTTGCAATAGAAGGGAATCCAGCTTCAGCATTTTGACTTACATCACCTAAGTAGAAATCTGAATTGCTACCAGTATTTGATCCTGATGTTGGAATTGGAGCTAAATAGTTCAAGTTATTTTGAACGGCAAAATTGAATCCAAAATAGTTATTGCTATTAAATGCACTAGATACAACTTGTGATGTAGAATATGATGCTGCACTTATGTTCAATGAACCAGATGCCATTGGGATCGGCGTAGATAATGCACGGAATCCAAATGGAACTAATGCAGGGTCAATTAAACGATCTGCTACGTTTACATCTACTTCTACTCGTACATATTTTGAAATATTTGGATAATCTCCATTAATGAGAAGTTGATTTGAATCATTAACGGTTTGATAACGATTACCAATTCTTCTTGCAATATAGTTTGGAGAAGTAGGATCTAAATTTACATTTACGAATGTTTCTACAATATCCGGTGATGCATCTGTATCATTTGATGCATATGGCGAATTCAAAAGACCAGGTGCTGGAGTTGATGTGTTAACACGACGAATTTCAACTGTAAATGATCCATATCCATTTGGATCTGGTGTTTCTGATCCTAATTTAATATCTCGAATACCAACTTTAGTTTCATAGTTAACAGCTGTACCATGAGATAATGTATGGAAGCGGAATAAATTTCTAGTTACAGAACCAATCTTTTGTGATGTGATCCACGGAGTGTTTGCAGTTTGGTAATCTTGCAAAAATTCATAATTTGAAAGTTTTGCTAATTCAATAGTTACATCGGCTAAGTTATTGAATAAACTTGAAGCATTGATGTTTTCGTATTGAACATAAACTGGATAATTTACTGATTTCGGATCGCGTTGGAAAACTTTCGAAATGTATTGATTGCTTGTAGATACAATTGATGCTGAGATGGCAGTGCCTTCTGTTGCTAAAAATGCTCCACTAAATCCGATAGCTGAGTCAGCGCCAGCAGCATATGAACCTGAAAGTTTAATTGCGAATGATCCTGATGAATCATTTTGAATTACCGAATCCTCAAATAATGCAGTTGCACCATCTGTAGTTACTGCTTGAGTTGGATGCAATACATGTGTTACTACTTGTACTGCCGATGCACCAGAACCAGATTTTGCAATTACTGCTAATCCACCATTTGTTAATTTGTATCCATCTTCATACAATAAGCGTGTTACTGTAATTACATTACCGCCTTTTGCTAAGTAATCTTGAACTACATATGGAACATATGAGTCCGTAGTTGTTGGGCCAAATACTTCTTGGAATTGTCCGAAGCTAGTAATTTGGGTAGGGATAAGCGCCGGGCCTTTTACAGTCGGGCCTATGATTGCTGCACCAATTTGTGCAACGCCTCCAGCTAAAAACGATTGATCTACTTCGTTCGTAAATACGCCTGGAGAAACTATTCTTTCTGCCATTATAATACTCCTATGATTTTTTAATTATAAATATGGGTTTATTGGGTCAAACCAGTTTCAGGAGTAAATGTGCCATCGGCAATATTGATTTGTCCTTCGCCGTAACGTTCTCGCATTTTTTCTAGCAATTCTTGTTCTCGAGTACGTAGTGATTCGAATTCATTGTATAGCCGTTCTTGCTCTGCGTTTAAGAACTCCGTTCTTCGTTGCATTGCAATTTGTTCTAATGCAACAGAACCTAGGTTATTTGCATTTGTTGCAAATTCATTTCGAAGTGATTGAATTTCTTCTAAATGTTCTTTGTCTAATTTTCTTGTCATTATAATGTCCTTTCAATATATTATAAGAAATTTTTAAACGAATCCAAATGTTTGTGCGAACATAAAAAAAGCGAGCCGTTTAGACTCGCTTCATTAATGCATTTGAATTTGAATTATTCTTCAACAATTTCAAGTTCGAATGTTTCTGGATTGATTGTGCATTTGCCATATTTTTCAAAAATAGCTTTGCTAAAATCTTTTTCTTTGCCTGCAGCTTCTTCTAAATATTTTTTAGCAGCTTCTTTGCGTTCTTGCAATTGCAATGAAATCAATTCAATCTCACCTAATTCAACAACAATAGCTCGTTGCATTCCACGAACTTCTTGTAATGATTTTTGTTCTTCTTCTGTTAAAAACTTTTTGTCGGTCGTTTCCATAAATAACTTGTTTTTCTATATTAGATTATGTTAAATGTACAATCTGGGTGTTTTGCTTCTAAATCTGTTTTCACATATTGATCTAAAGATTCAATCAATGCAGCATATGGGTTTTCCATAGATGATGTCGGAAGTACTTCTAAATCAATGTTGTTGTAGTAAATGTTATCAACATTGTAATAACCTGGGTTCATTGGACCTGGTGTTGGTACGCTTCCTGATGTTGTTAATACAACTTGTGCTTGCAAATTTAATACGTTGCGATATGGTAAATTTGGGCACATTAAAATTTCTGGATTAACGGCAAATGTACCGTTATTCAATTTAAATGATCCTGTTACTTGTAAGGCCATAATATTTCTTTCCTTTTATTCTTTATTATAAATATATGATAAAATCGTTTTCTATCCAAATGTTTTTACTGG